CGCACAAGAGACTTAGAGGAAAAGAAGTACGGCCTTATGGCAAAAGAAATAGTTAAGAAGTGGATACCAGAAGGTTCTGTTCAAACACTTATCACAGAGAAAGACGATAAGGGAAAATACGGTCGCATTCTAGGAAAATTCAAGATTACTCATGAGGAAGAAGAAACAACTCTAAACGAGTGGATGATCAAACATCATTACGGGGTTGAATATTTTGGTCAAGCTAAACAAGACATTGAAGAAGAACATCTAAGGAATAGAGAGTTAGTTAATCCTGATATGTCAAAACTCTTCAACTTACATTAAAGAAACCACCACAAAAAATATAAAGGATACTATATTATGAAATTACTAAGTGAATATTATGGAGAAGATGAGCTCTCATACAGAGGCTCTAAAGTGTATCTACATTCCGAAACTTGGAGCGCAGTCAGTCAAGAGCTTATCCAAACATACCTTCTTGAATTTATCACAAAAAATACCAAAGTCTCTAAGGATTCTGACGATATGGTCGTGTCTGATTTTGAGACAGTCTCTTTACAAAATGCTCAGGACAGAGCAGAAAATTGGGTAATGGGTATTGACATTACTTCTAAATCCTGATATTATATACCTTATAATCAGAAAGGATTTTCATGACAGAGAAATATAGATTTGTGTCACGCGAAGGTGACAAGTGGGCTTCTATACTTATCGACAGTGGTAAGTATAATGGTATCATATATAAATATGGTAAAGTTTCAGTACCAGAAGAAGAGAATGAAGATGGTAACATGCCACTTTCATTTAAGTATAATATTGTGGACTATAACAGCCATACAGAAGAATCCTTAAAAGAAACAGAAGAATTTACCACAGTGCTTGGTGATATACTTGTAGTAATCCTAGATGAACAGTTAGAGAAAGATAACCTTGAATATGCAGACGATTGAACGAACGGCACTAACTCAACTTGTAACGAATGAGAAGTATGCAAGAAAGGTTCTGCCCTTTATTAAAGGTGATTACTTTTCAGATAGAACAGAAAGAACTATATTTGAAGAGATTACAAAGTTTGTAGACAAGTATAATAAAATACCTACACAAACTTCACTAGAGATAGAGGTTCAAGGCCGTAAGGACTTGAATGAACATGAATACAGTAAAGTTGTAGAGGTCATAAAAACACTAGAATCTACTGATGTAGATTTTGATTGGTTAGTAGACACTACTGAGAAATTTTGTAAAGATAAGGCGGTATATAATGCGATTGTTGAAGGTATTTCTATCATTGATGGAAAAGATAAAAATAGAGGTGCAGATGCAATTCCATCTATTCTCACTGATGCTTTGGCCGTGGGTTTTGATAATCGTGTCGGCCATGATTATTTGGTGGACGCAGACTCCAGATTCGATTATTATCACACGGTAGAAGAGAAGATACCATTTGATTTGGATTTCTTCAATCGTATCACTAAAGGTGGATTACCTCCAAAGACTTTGAACATTGCTCTTGCTGGTACTGGTGTAGGTAAATCATTATTTATGTGTCATGTGGCAGCTAACTGTTTGTCTCAAGGTAAGAATGTACTCTATATCACACTAGAGATGGCTGAGGAACGCATTGCAGAACGTATAGATGCAAACCTTATGAATGTTTCTATGGAAGACTTACATGACCTACCTAAACAGATGTTTAAGAGTAAGATAGATCATATCATCAAGAATACCTCCGGCCAACTCATTGTCAAGGAATATCCTACTGCATCAGCGCACTCTAATCACTTTCGTGGACTGATTAAGGAACTTGCTATCAAGAAGAGTTTCAAACCAGATATCATATTCATCGACTATCTGAATATATGTACGTCATCTAGAATTAAGGGAGTTACTAATGTCAACTCATATACAATGGTTAAGTCGATTGCAGAGGAACTTAGGGGACTTGCTGTTGAGACTAACGTCCCGATTATGTCTGCTACACAGACTACAAGGTCGGGGTTCTCTAACTCAGACGTTGGGTTGGAAGACACAAGTGAAAGTTTTGGACTTCCTGCTACAGCAGACCTCATGTTTGCTCTTATTAGTAACGAAGAGCTTGACGCTCTCAATCAGATTGCAGTTAAACAGTTGAAGAACCGATACAATGATCCTACTACAAACAAAAGATTCGTGATAGGCATAGATCGTGCAAAGATGAAACTCTTTGACGTTACACTAGAAGAACAGAAGGGCCTTGCAGATAGTAACCAGACGAAGGAGACAGATGACTTTGCAGAACCAGTATTTGATTCAACAGAATTTGGAGAAGGGTGGCAAGTATGATAGATTATAGGTTTATGTGGAGTGAGCTCAGTTGGAAGATATTTGATGCTGGTTCCATTCTGTTTGATGACAAAAGTAACGATCTTCGATCCCTACCAAAGTCAGTTCGCCTGAACCTATTGATCACACTATCTACAATGTGGTCAACAGTGTTCACTGTATGGACGTTTGAGACAGTCTATGGTATAGCGTATGGGTGGGGTGGATTGGTTATCGGTCACATTCTATTCATCATCGCCACATACTATACATTTCACTCATTCAAGAACGTAAGAGAGCAAAACAAAATAACGGCAGGAATACGCACATATGATGAGTGCTATGATTTTCTCTCTAAAAAGGATAGATAATGAATGTAACACAAACAAATTGGTTTGCAACACCTGTATGGGAAATTCAAACAGAATTAGCTTTAGGTAAATTGAGAAGTACAGTCAAGAGTATACGTAAGAAATACCCAGAGGGTGTAATATTAACTAACGTGGGAGGATGGCAATCAAATTCATATCCCAATGTCTGCTCAAAGTATGAGGAAGACTATGGTATAAAAGAACCAATGACACCTGTTATTGAATTTCTGAATAATATGGCAGATAGCTGTGCAACTCAAATGGGAGTTCCAAAGCACTTAAAATTACTCAACTTTTGGTTCAACGTCAACGGATATAAAGATTACAACAAACTTCACAATCATCGTGGATCTTTTATTTCTGGTGTCCTGTATATATTGGTGCCTGATGATAAATGCGGTGGTATTACATTTAATCGTGCAAATGATGAATCTGAGTACTTTTTACCAGAAGACTTGGTTGAGCGCAATACGTTAACATCAGCAACATTTACACTTGAACCAAAAGAGGGAAAACTGATACTGTTCCCGTCTTGGTTTCGTCATATGGTAGAACCCTCTCAATCACGAAATTCTAGAATATCAATGAGCTTTAACTACGGATTTACTAATGATGATATATGATGTAACGTACACAATCCTACCACAATTTGCTGGAATGGGCATATGGACGTATATCGGCGATTGTCAGCGCGATTACGATGGCCACAATAAGAAAATGTGGCATTACTTGATTGCACCAGACCATACTCGAATCGATATAGATGAGTACTTTGGGCCCTATCAAATTCCAACATGGGAAGAGTTAGAGGATTTAATGATAGAACTTCCAGAGGCCAGAAAACATAATGGATAATATAACTTGGTGGCGTTTTGATAACGCAGTGGATTCAAAAACGTGTAACAAAATAATAAAACTTGCAGATAAAAAATGGGAAAAGGCCACAACTAAAGGAAAAATAGGGCAAAAAAATAGAAAAACTAATATTTCTTGGACAACTGAGCAGTGGTTATTTGATTTAGTTTTTGACTATATGAGGTCTGCAAATAAACACGCTGGTTGGAATTTTGAAGTAGATGCCGCAGAAACTATGCAAATTGGTAAATATAGTAAAGGGTGCTTTTATGACTACCACCAAGATGGAGATGGCGTAACAACATACGATGATCCAGAAAACGAGTGGCTTCATAATAAAACAAGAAAATTGTCAATGTCTATACTGCTCAACGATAATTATGAAGGTGGCGATTTTAAATTTTATGGTGATAAAGAAACTGCACTAAAGGGGAAAGCAAAAGGAAGTGTTCTTGTATTTCCATCTTATATGCAACACTGTGTAGAAGAGGTAACAAAAGGAAATAGATATTCTCTTGTCGTATGGTTTCTGGGTAAGGGATTTAGATGAAAAAACGTATACACATCAATATGCACGTTATTAGAAGAAATAAGAAGACAGGCGAGAGAAACCCTGTTATAACATGTAAAACTTCTAAGAGCAATACCTATGGAGACAGGGTGAGTATAGATGGCCCCTCTACGGTCATATACTCCCCAGACAAACCACTTTCATGTGGAGCTCGTGTATGGATAGAGACAGAAGCACCAGTAACAGTAGATGATAAATGCATCTGGTGATAAGTGGAAAGATAATCTTAAAGATACTTGACTCCAACTCATAACTATGGTATATTCTTAATATGAACTTTTATACAAATGTACTTCAGTGGGGCAATCAACTTTTTGTCCGTGCCGTTATTAATGGCGAACGTCAAAATTTCAAAATAAAATATCGTCCAACACTGTATTCTCCTGTAACTAAACATACGGGCTATACAACTTTAGAAGGCCTTCCTGTTCTGCCTATTGAGTTCGATAATATTAAGGAAGCAAAAGAGTGGGTTGAGAGTCATAAGAGTCAACCAGAGCTTGTCTATGGTAATACTCAGTTTTCATATAACTATATTGCTGATACCTACAAAGGTAATATTGATTGGGATTTAGATAAACTCCTAATGGTGACTATTGATATAGAGGTAAAATGCGAGAATGGATTCCCTTCACCTACAGAGGCTGCAGAGGAGATGCTGTCAATCACAGTCAAGAACCATCAGAATAAAAAGATTGTTGTGTTTGGTATCGGTCAATTTATAACGGATCGTGAAGATGTAACTTACATCGAATGTGAGAGTGAAGTCCATCTGTTCAAGGAATTTCTTATATTCTGGGAAAAACATCAACCAGACATTATTACTGGCTGGAATACAGAGTTCTTTGATATTCCCTATCTCTGCAATCGTATCATTCAACTGTTTGGTGAGGATGAATTGAAACGTCTATCTCCTTGGGGAAGTGTCCAAGAGAGAGAAGTGTTTAAGATGGGGCGTAATCATCAGACATATAACATTCAAGGTATTGCTGCACTTGATTACTTTGATCTGTATCGCAAATTTACTTATCAAGCACAAGAGTCCTATCGACTAGACCATATTGCGTTTGTTGAACTTGGTGAGCGTAAGGATGGTAATCCATATGAAACATTTAGTGAATGGTATCAGAAAGATTTCCAATCGTTTATTGAATACAACATTCAAGACGTTGAGATTGTTGATCAACTTGAAGACAAGATGGGACTTATTGCTCTAGCTCTTACAATGGCCTATGATGGTAAAGTTAATTATACAGATGTTCTAGGTTCAGTTCGTTATTGGGATGTTCTTATATATAATTATCTAAGAGATAAAAACATAGTTATACCACAAAAGAAAAAAACTGCTAAAGCAGATCAGTTTGAGGGTGCGTATGTGAAAGACCCACAAGTGGGTATGCACAAATGGGTTATGTCATTTGACTTAAACTCACTATATCCACACTTGATTATGCAGTATAACATATCACCAGAGACACTAATACCCAACTGTGTGAAACAGGATGGTCTGGTAGATAAGATTTTAGATGGTAAGGTTAGGAATGATACCGAGCATTGTATGACACCAAATGGTGCGTTCTTTCGTAAAGACAAACGTGGT